AAAAAAGCTAAACAGTTCCGGTGTTATGGACATTATGAAATCGGCAGGGTTTAGCGAAATCGAGAGCAAAGAATTAACCGATGCGCTCATAGCCAGAAGAAATTCCCTTGTGAAGTATATGAAATCGCTTGAAGGCGCCGGCGCCGATAAACTTAACATCAAACGTTATATGGGCAGTGGGTATGACTACTACAAGAGACAATACGTACAGGCAAGAGAGGAGATAAGGTCAATGCTATCAGAGCTTGAATACGTAATAACAAAGGGCTATACGGGGAATTCATACTATCACGACATCAACGGAACCCTCGTGAAGAAAGCGGGGGAAGTATATAACAGCCATTTCAGGGAGTTGGACGACAGAACTATAAACTCTATTAAGAGGCAAATGGACAACGCACTGGACAAGTTACCCAAAACCAACAACAGCGTGGTGTACAGGGGAACAAAGCTAACTAATGAAGTTATAGAAAGTAAATTTATAGAAGGCAGAAATGTAATTCTCCCTGGCTATCAATCCAGTTCAGAAACATCCCCTTTTACCTCTGGTAAAAATGTCATCTATAAAATAAATCTTACGAAAAAGGAAGGCGGCTTAGTCAAGTTAATAAGTGATTTTAGTTCAGAAAATGAATTTATTCTAAAATCAGGTAAACAATACAAAGTGCTGAAGAAAGAGATGATAAACAACAAATGGCATATTGAATTGGAAGAATTATGAATTTATGTCACACTGATAACAGCATTATTGCTCATGAGCCGCTCAAGTCTCGAATTAAGAAGAGACATTTGTTCATCTGTCAAATGGCCAAGGTCGCAGCCGTATTTTTTTGCAAACTCCTCAATTTGTGGTTTTTCTTCTTTAAACATAGGATCATCAAAGACATCCTTCAAATATTGATATTTTTCCGGTATCTCTTGCATGGTGTGTCCTCCTTATTTTTGCGCCCTGTACATGACCGACCATACGCCTGTGCAGGCATGATGGTACTCAGAATCACGGACAGAATCCTTGAAATTGGAATAATCAATGCCCTCGGCAAGGGATTTCACCTTTTCTGCAACCTCTTCACGAGGGATAAAAGCCCTGTACCGGTAATCTCTCTCCGGTGTTTTCTTAACCTTTGCATTAGAAAACAGCGCCTTAATGTGACCGGGAAACCGCGCGCGAACAATCATGTTATCAGGATTATCCCAGTCCTGAATGATAGAAAGAAACCCTTTGTTGGTAAATATCCACATGCTCATATTATAGCACATTTTGGAATGATAAGAGGAAATTTTTTATGGACATAACCATCAAAGTCGATGATACCGGCGTGCAGAACCTCTTAAAAACCCTGCAATCACGTATTAAACACATGCAGCCGATCATGAGAAGCATATCGGAGATCATGAGGGACGAAGTGGAAGAAAATTTCGCGCAGCAGGGCAGGCCGAAATGGGAACCTCTGAAAGCGTCAACCATCGCAAACAGGACAAAACAAGGATACTGGCCGGGAAAGATACTCCAGATGCACGGACACCTTGCAGCCTCTATATCGGCAAAGGCAACCGACACACAAGCAGTCGTTGGTACAAACGTGAAATATGCAGCCATACATCAATTTGGAGGCAAGACTCCACCAACCGTTATCAGACCTAAGAATAAAAAGGCGCTCTTCTGGCCGGGGGCAGCTCATCCGGTAAAATCGGTCAAGCGCCCCGGCGTCACTATACCGGCAAGGCCATTCCTCATCATACCTGAGACAGGCATGGGAAAAATAAGACAACGGTTGATCCAATATATTACAGATGGAGGAAAGTAAAGATGCTCATATTTGCGTTGTGGCGCATGAAAGAAAACAATGTGAGTAAATATACGGGTCATACCGGAAATTTGCAGCCTGAACAATTCGCAACGGTGTTTCAACGGTAATAAGGAGGAAGGAACGGATGGATAATTACATAATTTTTATAGGTAAGGATTTTCAGGGTGTAGCTCCTGCTGAAATTCAGGTCATCCCAGCCGGCCGCACCATTACGCCGAAAGGTGTTTTTGTGCTGGATCAGGAGAGCGCACAGGCGGTTATAAGCGATTTCGAGGCACACAAAAACGATATGGTTATTGATTATGAGCATCAGACATTATCTGACCCGCCAGTTGAAGCGCCGGCCGCCGGATGGGTAAAGAAGCTGATAAACAAGGGCGCGGATGGGATATGGGGTGTAATCGAATGGACAGGCAAGGCCAGGCAATATATTGAGAATAAAGAATATCGGTATGTATCGCCGGTATTTCTGAAACGGAAGCAGGACA